CACGGGTAAAAAAGTAACCGCCATGATTCCAGCCGTTCGCGGCGCGGTTGCCTACGCTTGGTACTGGGGCGCAGCCGGCTCTGAAAAACTGGGCGCGATTACCACTTCCGCCAAAGTGGAAATTTTGGCGGATGCCGAGGGTACTCAAACCGCCGCGTCCCTGCCGTCTGAAGACAACTCAACTTCCGTACTGGAGTTTGACGGCTTGTTGACCCAAATCGCCCTGCCCGATTCAGGCGCGTTCTGGTCGGACAACAAAGGCAACGGCTTGACTTCCGACGGTGCGGGCGGCGTGTATGAGTTTGAAGAAGCGTTCGCGCATTTCTTCTCGAAATACCGCTTGTCGCCCGATACCATCTACGTCAACGCCCGCGACTTGGCTGCGTTGACCAAGCTGATTATTGGCAACGGCGGTGCGCCGCTGATTAAGTTGAAAGTGGACATCGACAACGCCGCAAACATTCGCGCCGGCGTGGTGGTCGGTTCGTACCTGAACAAAATCACAGGCGACGAACTGAACATCGTGGTACACCCGAACTTGCCTGCCGGTACCTACCTGTTCTACTCGACCCGTCTGCCTGCCTACGTTCAAGGCATCGGTAATCTGTTGCAAGTACGCACGCGCCAAGAGTATTATCAAATCGAATGGCCGCTGCGTACCCGTATGTATGAATACGGTGTCTATGCAGACGAGTTGCTGCAAGGTATGTTCATGCCTGCGTTTGGTATGATTACCAACGCGGGTTAATCCTAACAAGGTCGTCTGAATTTTCAGGCGGCCTTTTCTTTTGGAGAATCAAAATGACTGAATTGGTTAAATTAAAAGCACCTGAGGGCTTTACTGATATTTCTTTTGGTGGACAAAGCTACACAGTGGGCGAAGGCCGTATCGTGGAAGTGCCGTCAGAGGCGGCGCAATTCTTATATCAGTTCGGCTTTGGCAACGTTGCTGCCGAAACTGAAGAGCCTGAAGAGCCTGAAAAAGCCAAGCGCGGACGCAAAGCGAAAACCGAACAGCCGGCAGAGCAACCAGCCGAACAAACTGAACCTGTTGAAGCGGTAGAGCCTGCCGAAGCCGAACAAGTTGAAGCCGAGCAAGCCGCCGAACCTGAAAAGGCTGAATAACGATGACCGCCCTTGTCTCTCTTGAGTTGTTCAAACAGCGGCTAGGCGTTACCCACGACAAGCAGGACGGATATTTCCAAACCCTGCTTGACGGGGTATCGGCGGCTGTCGAAGCCTACATCGGGCGCAAACTGAAAGCGGCGGACTACGTCGAGCGTTACAACGGCAACGGCAAAAACCGCATCGTCCTGAATCAATATCCCGTCCTGTCTGTATCGTCCGTGAAAATCAACGGGCGTATGGCGAACGACTGGGATTTTGATAACTGGCTGCTGATACGCCATGCCTGCTTTGCACAGGGAATCCGAAATGTCGAGGTATCGTACCGCGCGGGCTATGAAACCATACCCGCCGATATTCAGGAAGCCATCTTGATTATCGCAACGCAGCGAATGAACGAAATCGAGAACAAGGGCGTACAGTCAAAAACGCTTGCAGGCGAGACCATCGCTTTTTCTACGTTCAGCGATTCGGGCGGTATGCCGCCGTCGGCGTTTGCGATACTCAACGAGTACAAACGGAAAGGTGTGTAATGCTTAGGATGGAGTTTATCAGCGGCGATGTTTTGGCGGCGGTGTTGCGCTCTTACGGCGACAAGGTTCAGGCGGCTATTGTGCAGTCGGTCGGTCGGTCGGCGTTGCGTTTGCAGCGTGAGGTTATGCAAAACCGCCTGTCAGGGCAGGTGTTGAATGTACGGACGGGCAATCTGCGTCGGTCGATACATCAACAGGTAACCAGTTCGGGCGGTGCGGTAATCGGCGAGGTAAACACGAACGTCCGCTACGGCAAGGCGCATGAATATGGTTTTGCGGGGACGGTCAATGTGAAAGCCTCTTTGCGTCAGGTTCGCCAAGCGTTCGGACGCCCGCTGAAATCTCCGCGATACGTTCAGGTGCGCGCGCATTCCCGTAATGTCCGCCTGCCTGAACGGTCGTTCCTGCGGTCGGCTTTGCGCGATATGAAACCGATGATTGAAACGGATTTGCAAAAATCCATTGAGGGGGCATTGCGATGAACCGCGAAGCGATTTATTCCGCGCTGTGGGCAAAGCTGGACGCATTGGACGGCTTTGTAACCAAAAGCCGCAAACTGCTGCACTGGAACGACGTGAAACGCTACGACCAGCCCGCGTTATTCATGGCGCAGGGCGATATGCAGGCGGTAACACTGACTGGGCAGGAAACCAAGTGGATTTTGCGCGTTGATGTTTACCTGTACGTCCAAACGTCAGGCGAGCCGCCCGCTCCCATCATGAATCCACTGATTGACGCAGTGTGCAATGCTGTGAACGCCGTCCACCCTATCACGGGCAAGACGGCTTTGGTGGTGGATGGTGCGGACATTGAGTATTGCCGCGTCGAGGGTACGGTGGAAACAGACGAGGGAACACTTGGCGAGCAGGCGGTCTGTATTATCCCGATTATGATTTGCGCCGCGTAATGCGGTTTTATTTTGGAAAGGAAATGTCATGCAGTTGACGTTTGGTAGCGGCGAGGTTTTCGCCGAAATGATTACGGATGCCTATGGCGACCGTGTACAGAACGCAACGCCCGTGCGAATCATGGGCTTGCAAGAAATGTCCGTCGATTTATCGGCGGAGCTTAAAGAGTTCTACGGTCAGAACCGCTTTGCTTTGGCTGTGGCACAAGGCAAAGTCAAGGTGTCGGGCAAATTCAAAGGCGCGTTGATTAATGGTCTCGCCCTGAATACCCTGTTCTTCGGTGCGGAATATGCGACTGGTACGATGAAAGCCCTTTGGGCGGATGTGACCGGCAAAGCGATTCCCGCAAGCGGCGCATATACCGTCCAAGCAACCGCCCCGAATGGTGGACGCTTTGTCGAAGATGCGGGCGTTATGGGTAGCGATGGTACGGCATACGTCAAGGTAGCCAGCAATCCGACAGCCGGTCAATACATGGTGTCCGCAACAGGCTTATACACCTTTGCTGAAGCGGATAAGGGTAAAACCGTCTATCCAAGCTTTACCTACACCCAAACCATGCCGTCAGCCAAGAAACTCGAACTGACCAACTTGTCGATGGGCAACACTCCAACGTTTAGGCTTAAATACCTGACGCAGTTCAAGGGCAAAAAAGCCCTGTTGGAACTGGAAAGCGTAACCAGCGGTAAACTGGGCTTGTTCTCGACCAAAAACGACGACTTTTCTGTCCCTGAAATCGACTTCACGGCGCAAACCGATGAAGCGGGCTTTAAAGTCGGTACGTTGTGGATCCAAGAGTAATCTCGCAGGCCGTCCGAAAGGGCGGTCTTTTATTTGACCTGAATTTAGGAAGCGAAAATGACAGTACGAATTAAAGGCGTAACCGTTGAACTGAACGGCACAAATTACGTTATCCCACCTATCGCACTTGGCGCGCTGGAGCAGTTGCAAGAACGTATCGGTACGTTTGACGGCAACGTCCAAGACGCAAAACAAATCTCTACCGTTATCGATTGCGCCCATGCCGCCATGCGTCGCAACTATCCCGATATGACGCGCGAAGAAGTCGCCGACTTAATCGACATCGGCAACATGAATGAAGTGTTTGCCGCCGTAATGGACGTTTCGGGTTTGAAACGCAAAGAACAGGAAGCCGCACAAGCGGGGGAAGTTCAGGCGGCGGACTGAGTTTCGGCGCGATGATCGCCCACGTCTGCGCCTCAACAGGGTGGACGTGGGATTATGTCGCCGAAAACTTGGATTTGCCGCGCATACAGCATTTGAACGAGTATTGGCGCGAACATCCGCCCGTGCATATCTTGGTAGCGTCGTACATGGGCATCAAGCCGTCGTCAGGCAGCGCGCAAAGCGAAGCGGACGAAGCCGAAGCCATCAATATGCTTGGCGGTAACGAACTGCCTGAAGACGAATTTAACGCCTTACTGAAAGCGAAAGGAATCATCTAAATGGGCAATGCGATTTTTCCCACGTTCCCCGGCTTGAAGTGGGGGCGGAAAAAAACAGCGGTGTGGAGTACCGGGACGCAGAAATCGGCAAGCGGTCGTGAATTGCGAACCGCTTACTACACTTACCCGCAATGGCGGTTTTCGCTGTCGTTTGAGGTGCTGCGGACAAAAGCGTCCGTAAACGAACTGGAGCAACTGGCGGGCTTCTTCAATGCCCGCAAAGGCAGTTTTGAAAGTTTCCTTTACGAAGACCCGACCGACAACGCAGTAACCGACCAGCCTATCGGAAACACGGTGCAGGGCGTTACGCGCTATCAGCTTGTCCGTTCGATGGGCGGTTTTATTGAGCCTGTCTTGGCGGTAAAAGAACGACCCGCCGTTAAAGTGGGCGGCGTGGCTTTGACGTATGGGCGCGATTACACCGTTACCGACAAGGGCGTTTTGGTTTTCAACACACCGCAAACGCCGGGTCGCCCTATCACATGGACGGGCGGTTTTTATTTCCGCGTGAGGTTTACCTCTGATACGGTAGATTTTGAAAACGTTTTGGGCAGCTTGTGGGCAGCCAAAAAGATTGAATTTACGAGCGTGAAGTTATGAAGACAGCGACAAAAGAACTGATTGATTTGCTGCACGGCAGCGATGAATTTCAGATGGCGGATTTATACACCATCACGCTTTCAGGCGGGCAGGTGCTGCGCCATACCAGCGCAGATATGCCCGTTGTGTGGGACGGGCAGACCTACGAAGCACATAAGCTGATCATCAAGCGCGGCGCAACCCGTATCGCTGTCGGCTTGGACGTGGATTCCAATACCCTGCAAATCGCCTCCGACCCCGATTACAGGCTTGAGGGCTTGCAATGGGCTGAAGCTGCTTTGGGTGGCGTGTTAGACGGCGCACGGGTCAAGATAGACCGAGTTTTCTTTGGTGTCGGCGCATCATCCATCGGCAATATGGTCGAGGACGCAAACGCCGTCTTAGAGGTGTCGGGCGTGAACCGAACCGAGACCAAAACGCTGCAAGTTCGCGGCGATTTGCCGAATGAGTTTGTTTTGTCATGCGACATCGCGCTTGAAAATGCGACGTCAATCTATGGCAAACCCTATCCGCGTATCGGTGCCGAGTTGTCTGTTACCTATACGGACAATTCCGTCGGCTATTTTAGCTGCTGGTACGAAGATGCGGTTAGCGGTAGTACAAAAACGCTGTCTGAGCGCATTTCGGCAAAACATGAAATCCCCGCAGGTAAGACGGTTAAGGAAATACGCAGTCTGATTATACAGGCGCGATACCAAACGTCCGATTCCATCAGAATTTCAGGCGTTGATTTGCGGTCGGTTGCCGATGTTGACGGCTCCCTTGCCGAACTTCGCCCCGTTGGTGCTGTGAACATCTTTTCTGGTCGTGTTTCGGATGTGTCGGGCAGCAGGTCGTCTGTAAAGGTTGATGTGAAATCCGACATCGAGCTGCTGAACGTATCAAGCCCGCGCAACATCTATCAGGCGGGCTGCATGAGAACGCTCTACGACGAGGGCTGCAAGGTCAACCGCGAGAAATTCACGGTGGACGGTCGCGTAACCGAAAACAGCCAAACAGGCAATGCACTGAAGCACAATCTGACGCAGCCTGACGGGTGGTTCTCGCAGGGCGTGATTAAGTTCACGAGCGGGCGAAACGCAGGCTTGAGCAGGACGGTCAAGGCGCATAACGGCAATACGTTTGAATTTGCCTTACGCCTGCCCTACCCGCCGCAAGCAGGCGATGTGTTTAAGGTTTATCCCGGTTGCAACAAGCGTCAGGATACCTGCAAAAACAAATTCGACAACGTCGTGCATTTCCGCGGATTCCCGTATATCCCGTCCGCCGACACGGTGGTTTAGAGGTCGTCTGAAATGGATTTAAGAGAACAGATTATCGAAGAAGCGCGGTCATGGCTTGGCACACCCTATCATCATTTCGCAATGATCAAGGGCGCGGGCGTGGATTGCGCCATGCTGCTTGTCGGAGTTTACGGCGCGGTCGGCATCGTCCCCGATGACTTCACGCCGCCCAAATATTCCCGCGACTGGCACTTGCACCGCGACACGGAGCGGTATTTAGAGGTCATCGCCAAATTTTGCAAAGAGACGGACGATCCGAAGCCCGGCGACATCGCTATGTGGAAGTTTGGGCGCACGTTCAGTCATTCCGCCATCTTGGTGGGTGACGGCAAAATTATTCACAGCTACATTGGGCGCGGCGTGGTTTTGGACGACATTAATCAGCCCGAACTTGACGGGCGCGAAGTGAAATTTTTTACATTGGAGGCGTTGAATGAACATTGAAGTATCAGCCTACGGGCTGGGCGGTGGCCGCAGTGGCGGCAGTGGCGGCGGCAGTTATGACGATACGGCAATCAAACAGGAATTGGCACGAATCAAGCAGGCAGTGGCAGCCTTGCCGAGCGGCGCATCGTATGACGACGCCGAAATCAAAAAAGAACTGGAAGCCGTCAAGAAACAACTTTCCGACCTGCCTAAGGGCGGTGGTGCAACATACGACGACAGCGACTTGCGAAAACAACTTGCCGCCGCCGTGGCGCGTATCGATGAAATTGCCGACACCCGCAAAGAGTATCAGGCGGCGTATATCGCGCGGGCGGACTTCCTGACCAATCCCGCAAACAATGAATTTATGACGGTCAAGTTTAAAAAACCGTTCAGCAAAAAGCCGTTTGTCAAAGTGACTTTGGACTTGGTAACCGTACAAGCACGGCTGACCTATCAGGCAAACGCGACGGAAACAGGCTTTGATATTGCAACCAACTACGCAGGCTCTTTGCTTGGTTTGTGGTATGAGGCGCATTTAGTAGATTGATATTTAGAGGTTTTCTATGGGCGGTAAATCATCAACCATTACATCGGCAGAAGAACGGATTTTATCGTTACAGGTACAACAGTCATCACAAGGGCTGACTCTGCCTGTCATCTACGGCAGAACCCGTGTAGCCGGGAATCTGATTTGGTACGGCGACTTTGTCACCATAGAAAACAAAACCACGACACAGCAAGGCGGCAAAGGCGGCGGCGGTGTAAAGCAAGTCGATATTGCTTACACCTACGAAGCCGCTGTCATGCTTGCTTTGTGCGAAGGCGAAATTCAGGGTGTTGGTCGCATTTGGCGCGACAAGGAAAAATTCGATTCACTGGCACAATTGCGCCTGACGCTTATGCGCGGCGGCGACGAACAGCCGTTGTGGACGCATTTGGCGCAGGCGAAGCACCAAAACCAAGCCTTGAACTATTCCGGCACCGCCTACCTGTGCAGCCCAAATTACGAACTGACAAAATCCGCGCAAATCTACCAGCACAATTTCGAGGTCATCGGGAAACTGGGTTACTCCGGCAACATCCCCGACGCAAACCCGCGCGAAATCATCCGAGACCTGTTGATAAACCAACGCTACGGTTGCGGATTCCCGGTTGACAGCATCGGCGACACTGACCGATACAGCAATTATTGCCGCGCGGTCGGTATTTTTCTAAGCCCCGCCTACACGGAACAGGGCGAGGCGCAACGGAACATTTCCGAACTGCTGGAACAGACCAACAGCGCGGCGGTGTTCTCGCAAGGTCGTCTGAAAATCGTCCCCTACGGCGACGGTAATTATTCGGGCAACGGCGCAGTCTATGTTGCCGACAATAAAGCCATCTACGACCTGACCGATGACGACTTTATCGTTTCGGGCGCGGAAGACCCTGTAAACGTTGAGCGTAAAACCAATGCCGACGCGTTTAATCAAATCCAAGTCGAGTATCTCGACCGTGATAATGACTACAACGTCGCCATCGCTGAAGTGAAAGACCAAGCGAACATCGAGCAGTACGGATTGCGCCCGAAAGAAGCCGTCAAAATGCACGGTATCTGTAACAGCAAGGTCGCGCAAAAAGTAGCCCAGCAACTCTTGCAGCGCGCCCTGTATGTCCGCAATGAATATGAGTTTAAGCTTGGCTGGAAATACTGCCTGCTTGAACCGATGGACATTGTAACCCTGACTGACGCAGGGCTTGGTTTGAATAAAACGCCCGTCCGAATCACGGAAATTGAAGAGGATGAAGAGGGTGTCCTCTCTATCAAGGCAGAAGACTACCCTGTCGGCGTTTACACAACGTCAGAATACCCAACGCAGCCGTCTTTGGGCTATTCGGCAGACTACAACGTTTCGCCGGGCAATGCCCATGCGCCCGTTATCTTCGAAGCCCCGTTGCAACTGACAGGCGGAGAGCCGCAAATTTGGATGGCGACGGCGGGCGGCGATATGTGGGGCGGTGCTGAAGTGTGGGTGTCAACCGACGGCGACAGCTACACGCGCGTCGGCGCAGTTAATCACAAAGCACGTTTCGGCTCGCTGACGGCTGCTTTGCTGAATGGTGCGGTTTTCGACCGTACCAACACCCTGAACGTGGAAATTTCAGCGGGTCAAATGACAGGCGGCACGGAGCAGGACAGCCGCGATTTACTGACATTGTGCTACGTTGATGGCGAGTTTTTGGCATACGCCAATGCCGAACTGAAAGGCGTAGGACGCTACACATTAGGCAACCTGACGCGCGGCGCGTATGGCTCTGCTATTGACAGTCATGCAGCAGGCAGCCAGTTTGCGCGCATTGACGATTCGTTGTTCAGATACACCGTCCCGCGTAACTGGATTGGTCGCACGGTTTGGGTCAAACTGGTTTCGTACAACGTTTTCAGCGGCGGCATTCAAGATTTAGCGTCCGTTCCTGCGTATTCCTACACCATCAAAGGTGCACCGCTGGGGCAGATTCAAAATCTACGCCTGACATCATCTTGGGCATACGGCAAAGAAGCCGTTATCGCTTGGGATAAGTTGGATGGGGCAGATACCTACGACGTGGAAATCTACGCAGGCAACAGCCAACGCCGTTTGCGTTCAGTCAGCGGCATCGTTGACAACAGCTACACCTACACGCAAGCAGACATGAAAGCCGACGGCGGGCAGGTGCGTGATGTTGTTTTCAAGGTTCGTGGACGTGCTGTTACCGGCAAAACAGGCAACTGGGCGCAAATCGCGGCGCAAAATCCGCAACTTCAAGCATTGCAAGGCATCTCTGTCGATAGCGGTTTGAAACAGGCGTTTTTCACTTGCCAAAAACCTGCTGAAGAAGACTTTGCAGGGATTATTGTTTGGGTATCCGAAAACGCAGCCGTACCGACCATAGACGCAAACAAAGTCTATGACGGTGCGGAAACGTTTGTAACCATCGCCAAATGCAACGGCAATCCGCTGGAGAAAGGAAAGACCTACCATCTACGCGCGGCAGGCTATGACAGCTTCGGCAAAGACGGTCTGAAAATCAGCAACAGCGTATCGTTTACCGTTTACGATGTATCGACAAACGACCTATCAGAAAGCAATCTGAATAAGGCTTTGCGCGACAAAATCGCCCTGATAGACGGCAACGGCGCGGGAAGTGTAAACGCACGAATCGCAGCCGAAGCACAGGCACGGGCAGCGGTCGCCCGCACGGCAGAAGACGCAAAAGCCGCAGCGAAAAAAGCCGCAGACGACCTGACTACAAAAGCCGGCGAACTTGGAAACAAGATAACGGCTGTCGAGCGAGTGAATAACGAACAGGCGCAGCAAATCAGGACGGTTACAGCAGCACAAGGCACGACCGCCGCAGGTTTGGAGGCTGAAAAGAAAGCACGGGCAGACGGCGACAGGGCAGAAGCTGCGGCGCGTGAAACGTTGGCTGGTCGTGTATCTACGGCTGAGGGCAACATCACACGCGAGACACAGGCGCGGGTTACAGCAATTAACGCCCAAACCGCCGCAACAGAGGCTTTGAAAACGCGGGTCGGTAATGCTGAAGGCAGTATTACGGCATTGCGCGAAACCGTTAATCAGAAAGACAGTGCAAGGGCTTCTGAAATCCAAACGCTGACCGCGAAGATTGACGGTGTTTCGGTTGGTGGCCGCAACTACGCCCTATCGACAGGAACGCCCGGCAAAGTGCTGACAGTGAGTGGGAATAATCAGACTAAAAACGTCACAATCGACGTTTCGTCTGCTTTGGAACTGAAGCAAGGCGATAACCTGATTATCTCGTGTGATATCGAACTGACAAACGCTACATCGCCATACGGCAAACCATACCCACGAATCGGCGCGGAATTTTCCGTAACCTATGCCGACAACTCAATCGGTTATTTTGCTGCATGGTACGAAGAGGCGATAAACGGCACGACCAAAACGCTGAAGCAGCGGCTTGTTGCCAAGCACACGGTCGCTAAAGAGGTTAAGGCACTGCGTAACATCATCGTTCAGGCACGATACCAAACATCGGAATCCATCAAGGTTTCCAATGTGAAGCTGGAGCGCGGAACGGTAGCAACCGATTGGACGCCTGCTCCTGAGGACAACGATGGCTTGCAGGAAATCCGCAGCACGGTTCAGGTAGTTCAGACGACCTTAACCAAAGCGACAGGCGACATCAAATCGCTTGGCGAACGTATCACGACGGTACAGTCAACCGCCGACGGCAACAAAGCAACGGTACAAGCCCATTCACGCAGTATCAACGGCTTGGAGGCGCAATACACGGTCAAGGTGGACGTCAACGGCAAGGTGGCAGGCTACGGCTTGGCAACCACGCCAAAAAACGGAACACCTGAAAGCAAATTCATCGTGAATGCCGACCGTTTTGGCGTCGGTGCGACCGGGAAAGACGATATCTTCCCCTTTACGGTAGATACACGGCAAAACCGCGTTGGCGTGAATGGTGAACTGGTGGTAAACGGTAAGGCTATTGTCGATAGGTTGAACGCTGGGGATATCCACGGCGATAAAATCACGGCAAACACGCTGAACGCAAACCGTCTGACCGCTGGAAGCGTAACCGCGCGTGAGATGGCGGCGGGTAGTATCACGGCTGAAAAGCTGGCGGCAAACGCTGTTACAGCCGATAAACTTAAAGCAGGTTCAATCACGTCTGACAAGCTAGCAGTTAGAACCTTATCTGCTGTAAGTAGTGATTTGGGCGATATAAACGCGGGCAACATCAATATCGGTAACGGTGCTTTTACTGTTTCGAGGGATGGCGATTTATATGCAAAAAACGGGCGTTTTGAGGGAACGATTTATGCGGATAAAATCGAAGGAGATGTTTTGAAGTTCCTGCCGTTTCAGAAGACGGGGGTGGGGCGATACTTTTTGCGTTACCACAATAAAAGCAAAAAGAATATTATTCTATCGTTTCAAAACTTATCTTTCACAACGCCTAACAGTAAATCAAGTTATTGGGTAGTGGTTAAAGTTAATGGATATGTCGCCATTAATAAAGAGTGTTGGTCTGTGTTTTCGAATGTTGACGGAGATAAGCATGAGCATTATCGAGGCTTGTTTTACAACATCCCGTATCTATCAGTCATTTCCCCTGGTGATGTTGCGAATATTGTAATCGAGATAGACCACGAAACCACATATAGACGACCAGTAGAACTTGAAAGCACGCCATATGTCCTTGTGGCTATGGGTTAACATTATAGGAGTTTATTATGAAACAAATTATCGCAATTTCGCACGAAATCGAAGACGAAAGCACAGGGGCCACCGCAAGCTACCATGTGATTGAGTATGTCAGCATTGACTACAAATCACACGCCGCAAGCGCAACCCTAAACGGCTATGTGTCTAAAAAGGCGTATGAAGCAGGGCGAAACCCGCTTTGTTCGCATACCGTTTCTGTCAACGGCTTACCGGAGGATGAGGAAATTTCCCGCGCTTGGATGTATCAGAAAGCTGTCGAACAGGGGAACGACCGAAGCATCTTTTCAGGTTCCGAACTGATTGAAGCCTAATCTAAATTTGAAACAACGCCCGTGATGATTCACGGGCTTTTTTTATGGGCGGTCGTATGAGCGATTTAGAAGCAAAAATCAAGATAACCGTCGAAAACGGCACGGCGGCAGGGTTCAACCAAGCGGCAAACTCTGCGGAATCGGCTTCAAAAGCCATTGAAAACGCCATTGGTAACGTCAAAGCGCGATTGAAAACGCATTTTGACGATATGCAAAAGTCGATGGAGCAGGCTTTTCACGTCAACCCATCGACTTTTAAAACGCTTGGCGATGCACAGGAAGGGATGTTTAACAAAATCTCTTCTTCGGCGCGGAAAGTGTACGAAGAAACGCGTACGCCGATGGAGCAGTTTAAGGCGAAGCTGGCGGAAGTTAACCAACTGCTCAATCTTGGCGCGATTGACGTAGAAACCTACGAGCGCAAGGTTGAGCAACTGAACAGCGAGCTTGAGCAGACAGACAGCAAGGCTTCGGCGGCCGCCGGTGGGCTGGGTAAAATTGGGTCGGTTTTGGCAGGATTTGCAACGCTGTCATTTGCTAAGTACATGCTTGATACTGCTGACGCCATGCAGTCAATCAACGCACAAGTCAGACAGGTTGTGTCGTCTGAAAGCGAGTATTTGGCAATACAACGCCAGTTATTAGGCGTTGCCAACAATACGCGCGCTTCGCTGGAATCAACAGCAAATCTGTACGTTTCCACGAGCCGCGCCTTGAAAGACTACCGCTATACGCAACAGGAGATTTTGACCTTTACAGAAGCAACCAATAACGCGATGGCCATTGGTGGCGTACAGGCGCAACAACAGGCCACCACGATTATGCAGTTGTCGCAGGCTTTGGGTAGCGGCGTATTACAGGGCGACGAATTTAAATCCATTGCCGAAGCTGCGCCGATTCTGCTTGATACCATCGCGGAATACATGGGTAAATCCC